CTCCCCCATGAGCGACGTGCCGCAGTGGACCTTGGCCGACCGGCTGAGGAAGATCCGCCGCGATCGACACCTCACCCAGGAGCAGATCGCCCGCGAGCTAGGCATCAAGGGAGTCACGTGGTCCGCGTGGGAAGCCGGTCGCACCCGGCCGCATGACGTGGTCGAGCTGGCCGGGCTGATCGAGCAGCGGTTCGGCGTGCCGGCGGCCTGGACGCTCGGCGTGCTGAACCAGTCGACTCCCGCGCCGCGCAAGGCCGTGGACAACGGCACGGTCCAGTGGGGGCGCCGTCAGAGTGACTACATGAGCGCGCGCATGGCGACGGCCTAGACCCCTAGCTTCCGCCCGTAACCCCGGCGGACGAGCGGCCCCCGCCTCCCTGACGAGGTGGGGGCCGTTTCGCGTGCCCGGAAACTTCTTCCGTAGCGCGCTTGACACTATCCCCGTAGCGCGCTACATTTCTCCCATGACCACGACGCAGAGCATCGAGACCGCCCGCACCGCCAAGGCCGCCGCAGTCGCAGCGCTCGCCAAGGCCGCCCCCCGCACCAAGAAGGCCGCTCTCCTCGCCGTCGAGGACGCCGACATGAACCTGAACATCGCCATCCGCCAGCACGAGCAGGCCGTGCGCGCCGCCAACCCCACCGCCACCGAGGCTGAGATTCAGCAGATCGTGCGGGCCGCCTGATGGCCACGCAGGCGACCGCGGACCTGCTGCGGCACTACCGCGAGATGGTGAAGACGACGGAGCGGCAGCTCGCCCGCGACATCCATGAGGACATCGCGGCCGGGAAGCCGGTCACGCAGATTGCCAAGGACGCCGGCCTCAGCCGGGAGCGCATCTACCAGATCAGGGACGGACGACGATGAGCGACAAGAAGCCCAACGCGGGCGAGGAGCTGGACGCGATCATGCGCGACCTGGACGCGACGACGAAGGCGTGGGCCGCTGCCGGGCACGAGTACGACGGCCCGGAGGCTGAGGCGCGCGAGGCCGTGTTCGCCCGTCTCAAGGCGTGGAACAAGGCGCGGTCGTGAAGCCGCATCCCGAGCTGCCGGACCCGGGCAACGGGCGCCGCTGGGGCTGGGAGCAGATCGCCACGAACCCGATGCGACCGCGGTCGAAGACGTGGTTCGCAACGCTGTTCTCCCGACAGGGGCACGTGCTCGGCTACATCGGCGAATACCCGGAGTACGGGTGGAGCGGCACGATCAAGACCAGGCGCAAGACGGTAGGCGCTGGCCTCGTGCCGGGCGCGTGGGGCTCGGCCGAGGTCGCCGCCGAGATGCTGCTCCGACGACTCAGGGACAAGCGATGACCGAGCTGACGTTCTGCCACGAGGGGGAGTCGCGGCCGGTTGAGGTCGGCACTCCGGTGTACGACAGTGACGGTCAACTGGTCGCCCGTGTGACCGCCGTTGACCCGGACGGCACGATCACGATCGGCGCTCCCTCAACGTGGTGCGCGTGCGGGCACGTCGAGGACGACCACGACCCCGACGACGGCTGTGGCGCGTGCGCTATGGCGATGGTCGGCCCGTGCCACACCTTCCGGCCGCAGTCGTGAGCGACGTCCGCCCGTGGTACGCCTGCACGGGCGACCCGTGCACCTGCCCTAAGCCGGTGTCGATCGACTACCGGGTGGCGAAGCTCGAGCGCATCCGGGAGTTCGTGGACGGCTTCGCGGAGCGCGGTGGGGGCAAGGTGTCGGCCACCGACGAGTTGTGGATCATGTCGATCCGCCGACTGTTGGACGAGCCGTGAGCGGCTGCTACACGTGCGGCGGTGGCATGGGCAGGCACGACCCGATCGCGCACGACCAAGGGGAACCCTGCGAGCACGAGTGGATTGAGCAGGGCGGCCCGGGTGACGAGTGGCGCGAGTGCGACCTCTGCGGGCTGATCGAGGACTGATCTAGCCACGGCGCGTCGCCCCTGACCCGGCGGCCCGCCGTGGTAGACAACCCCTTAGACAGCGCTGAGGCCGGACCCGTGTAGGAGCGGAATCCGGCCTCCCCGAAAGGGAGCGGCGCTGGCGGAGGGCGAGTCACACCGCGCGGCTACTGCTGTTCGGGCGCACCACGAGTGTGCCTCATGTTGCTGCGATTGTCAGCACGAACCTCCGCACCGGGCGTCCCAGGGGCAGCCGTCCAAGGTTCTGGTCCTCCTCCGACTTGTCACCGGAGGTCGCCCGTCAGATGGGCAACTCAGACGTCTGCGCTTGACGAGGGCGTCGCGCGGGCTGGCGTACAGCGGTTGGGTTCCGGGTCTTCCGTGCTCACCTACTGGTGCACGTTGCTCTTGGCCTACGGCGGGTGACCGCGCGGGTTCGTTGCCTTGATGCCTCGGAGCGGAGCGGAGAGGCGGCAAGGCGCCGCTGGGGGTCCGGGGCGCGCGTGCGCCCTGGGTAGAAAGAAGGCACGCGCGGAGCGCGTACCTCAGGGGGAGCGCTGGCAGCGATGTTCGCACGCGGGTCTGACAGTTTCAGATCGCGGCGCGTCCTGTGTTGCGTTTGTAGCACGCACTGTCATACAGTCAGGCCATGCCAGAGACGCCAGCCCGGTCGATCCGGATCCCCGATGAGGTGTGGATTCCCGCCCTCGACACAGCACTGAGACGGGGCGAGAAGGTCCCGCAGATCGTCACGGAAGCCCTCCGCCGCTACGTGAAGCGGCACATGTCAGACCTGCCTGCTAAGGAGCAATCGTGACCACCGGAGAGATCGCCAACCCCTACACGATCCGGTGCCCGCTCCGCCACTGCGAGGCAGCCACCGTCGTCGTGCGGAACGCGCAGGCGCCGACCGTAGCCGAGAACGCGGCCTACCTCGCACACCTCGCCACCCACCGAGACAAGTTCTTCGAGCTGTACGTGATGGCAAAGGTCGCCTCTGAGGGCGCACGGTGACCGCCAGCCAGCGAGCCCGCACGTTCGACCTGCCGCCGTCGGTGGTCGACCACCTCACCCCCGCCGACCGCACGTGGCTGTGGCTCCCGTCGCTGCCGCTGTCCGCGCACGACGAGCTGAACGCCCGCGACCAGCTCGACGCCTGGGACGCGCTCGCCGGCCGTCTGCTGCGGGGCGCCATGTTCGGTGACGGTGGGCGCGGGCTGCGGAAGTGTGCCGAGGCGGTGGCTGCGGTCGCTGAGGACCTGAACGTGTACCTGGACGGGCCAAGGCTGTAGAACGCAGAAAGGCGCCCCACCCGCCCGGTGTGGGCAGGTGGGGCGCTGGCGGTGCGGGGTGTGGTCGAGTCGCCGCCTTAGAAGCCCAACAGCAGGGGCAGGCGGAACTGAGACGCCGTCACCGAGGGGGTGGTGGACGGCAGTGGATGCTGACTGGACCCCTGGTAACTCTGAGCCGCAAACAGCGTGCCGGCGGGACCACTGAGGCCGGTGAAGGCGGCGGTCGTGTTGTCGCACGACATCGCAAGGAAGTCTCCCGGCTCCACGGTGACGGTCTGCCCGAGGGAGATGTCCGCGGTGCCGACCGCCGGGCAAGCCACGGTTGCCGCAGCCAGTTGCGTCCCGGGGACGGCGGCCAGTCCGTTGCCGGACCGGCGGTAGACGCCCACCGAGATGTTCCCGGACGAAGTGGTCACGGCGAGCCGGATGCTGCTGACAGTGCCACCGCTCAACGCCCTAACGTAGCGGGCATCGTTGGCCGCACCCCAGGCGACGGCCAAGGTGGGGGTGTTGAGCGCCGTCGTGACGAAGCCGAACTGCAGCGCGTCGCGGTGGACGTGTGCGGCCTGGTCGACCCAGTTCGTGCCGTCGTAGACGAACTGGTATTCGGTGCGGCTGTTGGGGGTGACATTGATCGGACGGGTGGTGATGAACGCCGAGTTGAAGGTCACCTGCCGTCCGCCGGTGGCGTCCTGGATGAGATCCAGGGCCAGCCGCTGCCCGACGTGCTGCTCGATGGGCTTGCTGATCGCCACGTCCCCGGTGAGCGTCATCCGCTGGACGCCGCCGAGGTATGCGTTCGGTGTCCAGGATGCCGTGTACGTGTTGAGGTGCAGCCCGTTCGCGTTGCCGATCTGGATGTCGTTGTCCACGGCACTCTGCGCGGTGGGCGACAGGCGGGCGAGGCGGTGGCTCGCCGCAGTGAGGATTATCCGGTTCCCGGTGATACCGCTCGTACTGGTGCCCGAGAAGGAGATGGCCCATGCCTGATCGGGGCTGCCGCTGACGCTGCGGTCCATCGCGGTGCCGATCACCGTGTTGTTGCTGGCGTTGTTGCCGAAGAAGAAGCCGGCCTTGTCCAGCCCGGTGGTGGCGTGCAGCCGGTTGTTCGAGTCGGCGGTGCATCCGGCGAGGGTGTTGAGGTTCGACGTGATGGCGAAGCCGCTGCCGTAGTTGTCCTGCGCCTCACAGCCGGCCAGCTCCGTGCGGTCGGCGTTGATCGAGAACCCGTTGGCCCCAGTGTAGTCCAGTCGCCCGCTGTACCAGGTCTTGCACCCGATGAACTGGTTGTTCGACGAGTTGACCTGGATGCCGTCGAGCCCGTTGTCGCCGGCCACACAGGCGGTGTACCGGCTGTCCGGACAGTTGACGTTGAAGCCCCGGCCGTCGTTGAGCCAGCAGTAGATGTTGGTCAGGTGGTTCTCGCCGCGGCCACTGATGTAGAAGCCGTCGGTGAGAAACCCCGTGATGTAGAGGTCGAGGAAGCGGTGGTTCGGGTCGTGCTGCCCTAGCGTGTTGGCGCCGAACTGCGCGGAGGCGTCGGTGCTGCCGACGTAGCGGATCCCGGAACTGCTGCCGGTCTGGTTGGCCTTGTTGCCGTCGAGGGTGAGGAAGCGGAGTGCAGTCTCCCCGACGGTGAGCGAGTCGAGCACGAACATGTCCGTGTTCGTGCTGGCCTTTAGGGTGAGCCGGGAGTGTCGGCCGACCCCTTCGACGGTGACCCGGGACTTCATCCGCAACTGGCCGACGACGTACTGGCCGGCGGGGACAAACACGATCCCGCCGCCGAAGCCCTGGCCGTTGGGACGGTTCGACGCAGCCGCGTCGATCGCCGCCTGGAAAGCGGCGGTGTCGTTCGTGGCGCCGTCCCCGACCGCGCCGAACTGGCGAACATCGAAGCTCGCTCGCGGCTGGGTAGCCCACTTGCTCATGGGGCGACTACGACATAGTGCATGGATCCGCTGAGGGCCAGTGATGCGGCGGCGACGCTGGCCGGCAGGTCGTTCTGGCCGGAGAGGGCTGCCGCCTTGCGGGGCGAGACGGCCAGCTCGGCGCCGCTGGTGAACCCTGTGCCAGCGAAGGATGGCGCGGTCGCCGCGGTGACCACGATGATCCCAAGGGCGTACCGCTGACCGGCGACCTTCTGGTACGGGGTGGTGACCGACCGGGTGTAGGCCGTGTTGACCGCCGCGAACAGGGTGGTGTCGTTGGCGGTGGAGGCAACCAGCGTCAGGGCACCGTCGGCCGCGACGGAGTACAGCCCGACCCGGCAGACGGTGGGCGTTGCGGCGGCCGCCGTGGACCCGGTCGCCAGGCGGATCTGGTTGACCGTCTCGGTCTTCCGGGCGATGAAGTAGGTGAACCGCATCTGCCCGGAGACGACGGGGTAGCTGCCTTCCGCCGAGGTGCGGGGCAGGGTGGACTCACCCACGTCGAGCGCGTCGGGGTCGGTGTAGGTGGCTGCGGCGAACTGTCGCACCATGTCTGTCACCAGCCCCGGACGGCGACCTTCGGCGTGCCCGCCGAGATCAGCTTGATGGTGGCGAGTTCCGGCCCGTAGGGCTGCAGGGAGACTGCGCCGATTGCTGCCGGGAGTACGACGGTGCCGTTGCCAGCGACGGTCGGCGTGGCGCCGTTGACGGTGAAGTAGACGGCTGCGGTGCCGTCCACGCTTACGACCTCGACGTTGTCGTAGTCGGCGTCCAGCGTGACCGTGCTGACCGTGTTGGCTACCAACGTGACGTGCCTGCTGTCACCTTCGGGCTTGGGCATCTGGGTTCCTCTCAGGCTTTGGCGGTGACGTAGAGGGTCACGTCGAGGGTGTTGTCGGAGTTGACGGGATCGACCGATCCGATCCAGATGACCGGCGTGCTTCCGACCGGAGGCCGGGCACGGTTGGCGTCGGAGCCGTGCACCACGATCACGCCGCCCGATTGCGCTGCGGCGATCCCGGCTTCCATGTAGTTGAGCCGTGCCGCCGTGATCGGGGTACCGCCACTAGCGTTGTCGGCCCATGTCTGCGGGGTGTACGCCTCCACCGGCTACTCCTCGGGTGTCAGTTCGCGGATGCGGTCGGCCTGCCAGGCGACTGTCTGCTCGAGGCCGGCGATGGTGGCGAGCAGCTTCGGGCGCTCGTCGAGGGCGTCGGCGCCCGCTTGTGCGGCCCGGACGATCAGCGGCGCGTTGAGGGAGCGGAGCAGGTCGGCGTGCTGGCTCACAGGGCGGTGTGACGCCCCGCAGGCTCGACGACGTCCGTTGCTGAGGCGGTGCCGCTGTTGCCCAGCCGCAGCGACAGCAGCGAGGTCAGGAACGAGATCACGGTGGCGAGTGCGGCGACGGACAGTGCGCGGCTCCAGTCCACGGACAGCAGGTCGGACACGCCCTGCACGGTGAGGACGGCGAGCAGGGCTTGAGCGAAGGTCTTCACGGCACGCTCGGCGGCGTCGATCCAGAACTGCTTGGTCACGGGTTCTCCTTCGGGTGGCGGGCCCGCCAGCGGCGGCACAGGCGGCGATACAGCCGCCCGGTCGGGTGGTAGAGCACGGCGAACAGCAGGAACGTCATCGCCGTACACAGGTAGACGTTGCGGCTACCGCCGGGCAGGTGCTGGCGGTAGATCTCCCAGGTGCCGTAGGTGACCGCGGCGTTGAGCACGACGATCCCCAGCCAGGCGAGTTGGTTCTCCGGCTTGTAGGTCAGCCAGCGGCGCCACTGGAATCCGCCGACGATGGCGACCAGCAGGCCGACGACGATCACGTAGATGCGCAGTGTCTCAACGGTCACCGCCGAGCCCCTTCGTGAGCTGGACCGGGAACGGGGGCGGGGGCGGAGGTTTGCCCTCCGCGATGTGATACCGAAGCGAGAGGATGTAGTCCGACGCGAGGCGGAACAGGCCCTCGGCGTTCTCCAGGCGGGTCTCGAGCCGCTGCTGCCGGTCCTCGAACTTCTGCGCCACCGCCGCGAAGTTCACGCGGTCGGCTGCCCGCTCCTCCTGCAGTTGATCGATGATCGTCTGCGTGTCGGAGGTCTTGTTCGCCTTCTTCGCGTTGCGCTGCACCAACCAAACACCGAGCAAGCCGAACGCGGGCGTGACGATCATGGCGACCGTCTGGCCCAGCCCGCTCATTTGTGGATGCGGCGCGGCGGATTCACGCAGCGGCCGAGGGAGATGAGGACGGCTGCGAGGCTTGCCCAGGCGACGGCTGTAGTCCAATCTCGGGTCCAGATACCCTCGGTGACGCCGAGCATCAGCCAATAGACGGCGTAGATGCCGCCCCACAGGCAGATGACGCCGACCGCCGGGGCGAGTTCGATGTGCCGCTGCGGCGGGGTGAGTGCCTTGACGATGGAGTAGGCGCCGGCGCCGAGCCAAAGGAGCGCCCAGCCTCGCACCGGAACCCCTTGGTTGATCCAGGCCAGCGGCGGTCGGAGTTCGTCCGGGGTGGTGCACATGTAGGCGATGCCCTGCACGGTTAGAGCGACGCCGAGAAGAAGTAGGCCGGTGCCCCAGGGGCCGCCGGTTCCGATGAAGTGCTGCTTGTGCGCGTTCGTTGGCACCGACTGGTCCCCCGTGGACGGTGCGGTCAGCTTGCGGCGTCGGCGAACACCCGCCGCACCGCAGCCTCAACGTCCTCCGCGCTGATGCCCTTGGCCTCACCGATCGCGGCGATCACCGACGGCGCCAGCGCGGCGGCGAGGGCGGACTCGTCGATGTCACCGGAGGCGGCCACCGCGGCGGCGAGCTTCCGCAGCTCGGCCAGGGAGGTGCTGACGATGTTGTGGATGTCCTGCACTCCACCGTTGGCGCGACGCATCAGTACGTTCTCGATGCGGGCGAGCTGGGCGGCCTGTTCTCCGGTCATGTCATCGTCCTCTGAATCGGGGTTGGCGAGCACGGCGGCGACGTTCGAGCGCATCGCGCTCATCGGCCACCCGTTGATGTCGACCTTGCGATCAGGCGCCCACTCCGAGTGGCCGCAGCACATGTCGGGACCGAAGCCGCCCAGGTAGCAGTACGCGGCGTTCACGCGGGGGTAGGCAGCGCGCTGAGCCTCGGTCCAGTCAACGCCGTCCGCGGCCTCAGCTTCGGTGCCGAACACCATCGAGTTGCCGACCAGGCCACGCCAGCCACCGACGCCAGCGTGGTTCGCCTTGCCCGCCGCCGTGACTACGGCAATCCCGTCGCGGTCGAGGTAGACGTTCGCCAGCGGGCCGGGCAGTCCAGGGCGACCGTTGAGGACGACGTTCAGCGACGGCCGGGTGGTGCTGTTGCGCGGGCCGGCGGTCCAGTGCGAGACGGAACCGCGCGGGGAGAAGGTCGAGGAGCCGCGAGTCTCCCAGCCGGGCACCAGTTCGACCCGCAGGCCGAAGCGAGCCAGGGCGGCAGGCAATCCGAGCTGGTACGGCATCAGAGATCCCCGGCCGGGTCGTAGGGCACCGTGCGCGGCTCGTCCTCGGGCGGGGTGGCGGCGTCGGCCATGCGACCGTCGCGTTCCCGGTTCCAGTCGAGGTGGTCGTCGGGGGCGGTCACAGGATCGCCGTCCAGTGCAGGGCGACGGCCAGAGTCGAGGCCACCGGGTTTCCGCCGCGCTCACGGATCCGCCAACTGAACCCGGTGGCCGTCACGTCGGTGAGGTTGACCATCGCGTCCACGTTCTGCCCGTCGGTGATCTCGACCGTGAGCTGCACCGACCGGGGCACTGCGGTGAACGCCGTCGGGAAGCTGGTGGTCCCAGTGCGGTTGTTCGACCCCGACGCGATCGACGTGGTCACGTTGTCGGCCTGCAGGAACACGGGCGGCGCGGACTCGCTCAGCCACACCCGCTCGTCGACCACGCCGCTGAGCGCCGTGCCCGAGTTGGTGGGGACGAGGAAGGAGAACAGTGGCAGGTCGAACGTCGTGGAGTTGCGGGTGATGTCGGGGGCGACGGGGGTGGCGGCTGCCGTGCCCTGGATGACGACCGGCTTCACGTCGTGTGTGGCGGTGGAGCGGCGCAAAACGATCCGGTCCCTGCGGAACAGCGTCGAGTTGGTGTTCGGCGCGACGGCCACCGCCGTCGTCGGGGCGCTGCGGGAGTAGCCAGCGCCGCCGACGTTGGCGTTGCCGACCGCCAGAGTGATCGTCAGCCCCGATGTCGCCCAGGCCAGCGGGCCGAGGGTGGCCGCGTTCTGCGGGCCGCCGATGACACCCGAGGGTATGGCGGACGGCAGGTGGCGGTACCACTCGACCTCGGCCCAGGGGCTGCCGTCGAACGGGCCCGAAACGTCAGGCATGGTTGCTCACTTCCTCTTGATGCTGGCGAGCTGGGCGCCAACGGTGGCGAGCTGTCGCTGCGTCGGGGTGGGCAGCACGGCCTTCGCGTCGTAGGAGCCGATCGCGGGGCGGATGGTCTCGGCGCCTTCGTCGTTGACCTCGAGGAAGATCTCGCGGATGACGTCGGACACCACCGCCGGCTTCGACTCGCCGGGCAGCCCCACGTAGACGGTCACCTTGTCGCCGAGGCGCCAGTCGGTGCCGTAGGTGGCGGCGTCGGAGTCGGTGAGCGTCACCGTTACCGACACGGTCGGTTCGGCCTCGGCGAGTGCGTCGGCCGCTGCGTCGGTGAGATCGGCGGCCACGGGGGTGTCGCGGCGGTCGATGTAGGACCACCGCTGCCGCCGCCACTGCAACGCCAACGGATCGGCCGTGGTCGCCTGCCGCCGCATCCGTGCGTGCAGGTCGCCCTGGCCGGCGGCCAGCGCGTGCGTGATCGACGGCGCCGACTCCGAATACTCGAACCCGACGAGGTTGGACAGGTCCGCGGAGAACACCGCCGAGCCGGCCAGGTTGCGGGGCGCGGTGATGTCGGCCCGCAGCGAGCCCGGCGACGCCGTCATCCGCAGGCCGAGGTTCGCCCCCGACGTGACCGAGATGACCTGCAGCGTGCCGAGTGCGCTGCCTTCGCTGTCGAACAGCGCTGACCACTTCCGCGACTTACCGAGCCCCGGGTCGTCGCCGAGCACGAGGCCGGTGACCTGCCGGTCGGCGCGGGCCGTGGGGCCCGCCTGATCGGAGATGAGCTTCCGCATGGCCGAGGACGCCAGACCGCTGTACGTCCAGTAGTCGTTGACCACCTGATCGTCGGCGGCCCGCAGTGGGTCGGGGAACACCAGCCGGTCGGCCAGGTGGACCTCGTCGCCCTCGCAGTCGATCTGGATGACGGCCCGGCCGGACTCCTGCGACCACGTCAACTGGCGGTGCGTGACCAGCCCGGTGAACTCCTGCCGGCCGTCCCGCCAGAGCGTGACGCCCATGCCGGGGCCGAGTGCCGCCCACCGTTCGGCGGTGTAGTCGGTGGAGACGACGGCCTTGCCGACGCCGAGGTGGCGGACCACGATCTGCGCGGCCAGGATCGGCAGCGCAACTGTGGGCGCGTAGTCGACGCCACGGGCGAACATCGTCCACTCGTGGAACTTCCGCAGCACCGAGGGAGGAGGCACGGGAATCCCGTAGGTCGCCGCCGTAAGCGTCCCCGTGCCAGTGAAGCCGACTGCGAGGGTGTTGTTGTTCGGTGTGACCGTCGCGGTGAGCGAGCTGGCACCCGGGTAGACGGCGCCCGGGAACAGGGTCGATGGGTCGGGGTAGACCGCGTCGGAGAACGAGACGGCGATGGTGGCCGGCGCGGAGCCGATCGGCCCAACCCAGGCGCTGTCGTTGTCCTCGACCGCATCCAGGATGACCGTCGTCTGCTGGGCGGTGACGATGCCGAGCGCGTGCTGGTCGACGGCACCGGCGGTGAAGGTGCGGGTACCGGTGTCGTAGCTGGCGGTCGTACCGTGCAGGTTCGCGCCGTAGAACAGGCGCACCTGCTGCACGTTGGCGGGCAGATCGAGGCGCCACTCGACGCGCACCCACTGGCCCACCGGGATGGTGCCGTTGGGCGCGGAGAAGACGTTCGTGCCGCCGTTGAACACGACCAGGGAGCCGCCGCCCTGCATCCGCAGGCTCGCACGGGTCGCACCCCCGCCGCGCGCCTGCGCGAACGTGAACACCGATGAAGGCGCCGTCGGGAGGTACATGTAGAAGCGGCGGTATAACACGGACTGCGCGCCCGCGTAGTTGATCCGCAGATCCCGAGCGGCCGACGTCGCGGGGGCGACCTGCGCGGCGACCACGCCGCCCAGCGGCACAACCGTGGCGTCGGTGTAGGTGATGTCGGCGGAGACGGTCGAGAAGCCGGAATCGACGGCCGTGACAGCAGAGCCGTTGGAACCACCCTCGAACGACCCGACGAACAGCGTCGCCATAGGGTCAGCTCTGGCTGTAGGTGAGGGTGACGCTCACAGAGCCCGTGGAGGTGGCAGCCCCAGCCGACTTGTCGAGGAACGTGCCGCCCGACGGGGCGGTCCACAGCCCGACGTGGGTGATCGCCAGTCCGGCCGCCGTGGTCACGATCGCCGAGCCGGTCACCTGCCCGTCGGTCGGACCCGGAATCCAGGTGATAACGGCGCGCGAGTAGCCGCCGCCGGACACCTCGCTGGCGCCCGTGGTGCCAGGGTCGGCGGTGTGCAGCGAGACGTACGCGGCGGCCTCGCTGTAGGCGACCGCCAGGTTCTCCCGCTGAGTCGTCGTTGCGATAGCCACCTAGACCGCCCTCTCAGATTCCTGCGTAGCGCGGGCGGTATGCCCCGATGATGCGTGAAGCGGAAGTGGCCCCCACCAACTGTGCAGACACCCGGTTAACGCCCTCGATCAGCGGCCACAGCGCGGGGTCAGACGCCAGCGCCGGCATCAGGTTCGTGCCGTCACCGCGCCGGATCGTCTGAAAGCCGGGGCGGGTGTCGATCAGCATCGACTCGCCCGCCGCCAGCGAAGCGTTGATCTGGATCTGCCGGCCGGTCGTCTGGTTCTCCAGCAGCAGCGACGAACCCGGGCCAACCACCGTCCACTGCGGGAATGTCGGCGCGTCCGTGTCCGACAGGTCGACGGTGAACATGCCCTGCACCGACGACGCGGAGGGCTCCAGCGGGAAGATGGGGAAGAAGTTCGACGGCGCGTCGAGCGCGAAGGCGACCGACCGGGCCTCGCCCAGCCACCACGGTGACGGGGCGTAGAACTTGAGCGCCGCCTTCCACCAACTGCCCGCGAGGGTGGTGTCGCCGGACTCGTCGCCCTGCAGGCCGTCGGTGCAGTAGCAGTCGAGCGTCCGCGTCTCGCCCTCCGGGGTCGAGTAGCTGAGCAGACCCGACCCGGCCTTGGGGCGCATCGCGTGCACCAGCCCCCGGATCCTCGTCCGCAGCTCCGACTCGCCGTCGGCCTTGACGAGCAGTCCGAGGGTGATCTCATTGCCCACCGCGCGGACGTTGCTGACGTTCTCGCCGTCCAGACCGGCGTACCGATCCGTCACCATTTCGTATGTGACGGAACGCAGGCCGCGCGTGCCGTTGGAGAGCACGCGGTAGCCAGCGCCCTCGTCGGTGAAGTCGAGGACGGTGGCCCCGTCAGCCGACGTCCACGTGATCCGGTCAGCCATGCAGGAACTCCAGATCCCGCTGCACGTCCCGCACCTTCGTTGCGATCACGCGGGCGTTCGACTCCGGCGCCGAGATGTTGATGACCTGCGACCGCGACTCGTTGCGCACCACAGACCCTCCCCATCCGCTGCTGCCGGAGAACTCCCGGGACCGCATGTTCTGCTCACGCGGCACGACCCGCTCGCCCTGGTGTAGATAGGCCAGGCCGTCCTGCGGAACGAAGGGTGTCCCCGTCTTGTAGGAGGCGATGTGCGCGTGGTTGTAGTGCCCCGGCGCCATGAAGATCGTCTGGAAGCCAGCCGCCCGAGCCGCCGCAACCAACGGCGCCAACTCGTGCTGCTCCGCAGAGGACGTCCCCGCGCGGGTGTTGACGTCGATCGCTCTGCCTGAGTAGTGCTTCGAGCCGCGAACGTGCGCGCCAGGAGTGACGCCACCGAACGCGGGGTGCTCGGAGACGCGAGCGCCCATCGACTGCAGCCACCGGCCGAACCCGACCAGCGCTCCAGAGCCCAGCGTCGCCCTGCCGCTGTAACCCACGCCATCGGCGGGCTCGGCGTTCTTCATTGCGGACGCGACCGAAGCCATAGCCGCCTGAAGATGGGTGTCGTCGAACGAGACCGCGACCTGGGCTGGCGCGTACAGCGCTTCTCGGTGGTCGTTCGGATTGCCCTTCCAGCCAGCCGCGATAAGCCGGTTCCGCTCCTCCCATGAGATGTTGTTAGCGAGGACGTAACCGCCGTCCGCGTAGCCAGGCATCCCGACCAGCGAGCCGACAGCGCCAGGGCCGCCCAGGGCATTGACCCGGTGCTGCGGGACGACGAACTCGCCCGCGTGGACGATGCCGGCGGGCTGGTACTTGTGCCCCGCGCCCGTGTAGCCGCCCTCGGCGAACTCCTGCAAGCCGCCCTGCGGGTTGATGATGAACCGGCCGGCGGCCTTGACCTTGACCTCGACGGTCTTGCCGTGCAGGTTGTCGATCCCGCGCTGGGTGGCCGCGATCTTGTCGTTCGCCGCCTTCGTGTCGGCGTCGATCTTCGTCTGCCGCTCGGACGGGATGCCGAGGATCTGATTCGCAAGGTCCTTAGCGGCAGACTCGCTGATGCCCATCTGCTGCGCGGACTTGATGAAGCTGGCGCGCAGCTCAGCGTCCTTGGCGCGCACCTTGTCAGTGCTGGCGCCCTGGTTGATCAGGGTGGCGATCAGGTCGTTTCCCGAGTCGCGGACGTTCAGCAGCACGTCGGCCGCCTTACGGCCAGCCTCCGACTGCAGGTTCAGCTTCCCGGACCCGTCGAGGACGTGGCCGTTCAGGTCCTTGACCGCGTCCTTGGCGTCCGCCACGGCCGACTGGAACGCCGATTCCACCTGGATCATGGAGACGTTGGCGCCGGTCAGGATGTCTAGCGAGAGCTTGAAGCTGTCGACGGCCTGCTTGGCGTCGTCGACGGAACTCTTGGCCTCGTCCATCGCCTTGCTGACGGCAACGGTCGCCTTGGTCGGCGTGGTGCCGAATTCCATCGAGTAGAAGTTCTGGAACAGGCGGTTGACTTCACTGACAGAGCCGGTCAGGTCGATGTTGTACTTGCTGGCGAGCGACAGCACTGCATCGCTGGTCATGCCGAACCGCTCAGCGAGAGCCCCCGCGCCGATGTCCACCTTGAGTTGTGCCGCCTCCGCCCGGTCCAGGGCGGCCTGGTACACGTCGAGCGAGTCGGCAACTCCCTGGTCGGTGAAGGGGCCCGACCAAAGCTTGTCCCAGATGCTGCGGTTCTCTATCTCGCCGCGGAGGTCAGTGACCTTGGACTTGAGCTGATCGATGGTGCCGTTGATGGCGTCGACCTGGGCACTGCCGCGCGCATCCGCGACCGCATCCCACATGCCGCGAACCTCGTCGCGGGCGTCTGAGGCGGCGGTAGCGAAGTCGATGATCCCGGTGATGGCGTAAGCGATTCCCGCCACGGCAGCAAGAGGCGCAGCGGTGGTCAGCAGGCTCATCAATGCGATCCGCGCAGTGCCAGCCGCGATCCCGAAGGCGGTGGTGGCGCCCGTAGCCATGCCCATCGACGTGACGGTGCTGACGATCCCGACAGCCACACGGGAGAACAGCGCGCCAAGTGGGCCGCGCAGGGCGACCCACCCGGCCATCGCCGCGAGGGCCACCTTGACCGGCCCGGGGAGGTCGGCGAACGCGCCCACGGCCCAGTTGACGCCATCGACGAGGCCGCCCAGCATCTGCACCAGATCGCGCAGCGGGCCTTGCGCGCCACTGCCGAGACTGATCATCAGCGTGTCGAAGGAGCCGCCCAGCCGCTCGAGGTCGCCCGAGAGGTTGTCGTTCAACGCCGCAGCCTGCTTCGCGGCGTAGCCCTGGTCGTTGACCTTGCTCGTCCAGTCGGCAATGCCCGCCGCGCCCTCCTTGTAGAGGACGTTCGCGGCGCGCACAGCATCCGAGCCGAAGATGGTGGCGAGGGCGCTATTCCGCTGCTCCTCGGTGAGCCCGCTGAGGTGGGCCTGCAACTGGCCGGCCATCTCGGAGACGCCGAGCATGTTGCCCTGGGCGTCGTACATGTTCAGGCCGAGGTCGGACATCAGCTCGGCGGCCTTGCCGCTCGGAGCCTGCAGCGCCTGCAGCATCGTCTTGAACGACGTGCCCGCATCCGAGCCGATGAGGCCGGCGGAGGCGAAGGCGGACAGAGTGCCCGTCGTCTCCTCGATCGACAGGCCGGCGGCGCTGGCGATCAGGCCCGACTGGTTCAGCGCGGCGCCGAGGTCGCCGACGGAGCCCATCGCCTTACCGGCGCCAGCGGCGAGCAGGTCTGCGACGTGGGGGAGCTGTGCACCGGACAGGCTGAACTGAGTCATCGCCACGCTGGCGATACCGGCCGCGTCCGCCACGTCGAGCTGGCCGGCAGCGGCGAGAGACAGTGCGCCCTTGAGGCCGCCGCCCATGATGTCCTTCGCCGAGACGCCGGCCTTCGCCATCTCAGTGATGGCGCCAGCCGCCTCGGTGGCGCTGTACTGCGTGTCCGCGCCGGCCCTCATGGCCGCTTCGCGCAAGTCGCCCAGAGTCCCGGCCGTGGCGCCCGTCGCGGCACCCACCGCCGACATGGACTTCTCGAACTCCATCGACTTCGAGATCGCCATCCCGAGGCCAGCGACAACCGCGGCGCCCATGACGAGGGCGCCCTTGCTGGCGAGGTCAAACCCGCCCTGCGCCTTCTTCGTGCTCGCCGACGACGTCTCGCCGAGGCGCAGCGTCGCCCCAGCGGCCTTGTTCATTCCGCCGACGTACTGGCCGACATTGGCGACAAGGTTGACGGATACAGTGCGGGTTGCCACAAATCCCCCGCTCTGTCGTCAGAAGTTGATTGGTCACAAGCGGGGCGAAACGCGATACCGTGCCCGGCTATGCACAGCAAACGACTCGCCGCAGCATCCCTAGCCGTCTTCGCATTGGCCGGGTGTGGAGGCAGTGGCGGCGAAGGCGGCGCTTACCGTGCGTGCGAACGGGCCGTCGAGTCGCAGCTCAAGTCGCCGTCGACCGCCGACTTTCCTGGCGCGACTGGCGCGACCATTACCAGCAGCGGTGACACCTACAAGGTGTCCGGCACCGTCGACTCGCAGAACGGATTCGGCGCAATGGTCCGGTCAGGTTTCTCCTGCGAGCTACGCGAGGTCGACGACAATTGGAAACTAGTCAACGTCTCCGTCGCCTAACCCCAGTCCGGCCAGCAGGTCGGGCTCCACCGTCTTACGGAATCGCGCGGCCATCTGAACGGCCGTCCGCGTCGCGTCGTCCCGCTTCTCGTCTACCGCCGCCCGATGCGCGGCGAGGGCGTAGGTCGCGTGACACTGTTCTTCCTCGGCCTCGAAAGCGAACTGGTAGTCCGGGTCGCGGCACCAGACCTTCGGTAGCCCGCAGGAGGGGCAGGTGTCGGCCTCCTCCTCCGCGAGCGCCACCGCCGCATCAGTGTCCGCGTCGAGGAACAGGGGTTCACCGGGCGGCGGAGTAGGACGCCCGGTGAACACCGAATGGGGAACCCCGTAGGCGCGCGCCTGCTCTAGTTCGAGCCGGAACCGGCGATCAGTTCGGAGGCGCGCACGGAGAAAGGGACCGTCGTGCTCCCCGTAGACGCCAGCCACGCGGCGCCCACCATTTGATCAGCGTGTCCGCGGGACACCTGCTCGAGCAGCTCGTCGGCCTGCGCCTCGGTCATCGTCGGCTCGACCGCCGACGCCGCGAGCAGCGCGCCCGCGCCGGCCTCGACGTCCCAGGCCATGTTCGAGCCCTCGGGAGCGGGGAAGCGATCCGTGATCCGCTTGAGCGTGTTTTTGCCCAGGCCGCGGAACTTGAAGGTGATCTCAGCGTCGCGCATCTCGGCTTCGAGATCGTGGATGCGCTGCGCCACCTCGCGCCGCTCGCCGCCGCCGGACAGAGAGTTGTTGCCCAGCGCCTCACGGTTGAGGAAGTCGAGGCGCGCGGTCAGGTCATCGTGCTCGGCCTGCAGGTCACCGCGCAGACAGATAGCAACAGACCGAACCGGGACCTTGATCTTGCCGAGAACGTCTTCGATCGATGGCACTGGCACTCCTGGCTGGAAGTTGGCTGGATGGCTGGAGACGGAGGGCGGTCCAGCCAGGCCGCCCTCCGTCGTCTAGATCAGGCTGCGACAACCGCCGGGTCGTCGAACCCGCGCGGGGTGCCGGTCGAACCGAGCTGAACCGTCACCGTCTGGATGGTGTTGGGCGCCGGGACGTCCGGGTTCGGCCGGCCGCACTGCGACGGGTAGACCTCGACCTTCTGGGCAGCCGCGAAGGCCAGCCCGGAGTCGAGGCCGCGGCGCACCACGAGGTAGCCGACCGCACGGAAGGACAGGGCGTCGCGGACGGCATCGGTCGTGCCGGCTGCGCCCGCCTTGTACTTGAGCGTCGTGGTCACCTTCGACCGGCCGACCTGCTCGGTGTCGTACGTCGAAGCCAGCGCCGAGTTGTCGATCATGCTCGTGTCGAACGAGATGTTCAGCCCGTCCGGCGTCAGCCGGCTCTCGAGCGCGACGCCCGCGGTCAGCTCGGCCACCGTGGGGGCGCCGAGGTTGGCGATGATGGGAACCCAGGAGGCGCGGAGGTTCCCATCCAGCAGCATGTCAGCGATGTTGGGCACTTCACTTCTCCTGGTTCGTGGCGTCGGCGGTGGCCTTGCTGTTCACTCGGCCGTCGGAGGTCAGGACGAGGTAGCCCTGGTTGACGAAGAACGGGACGGCCGCCTTCGGCTTCTGGATCTCCTGCCCCTCGGGGCTTCGGAGGGTCACGCGATCGTCGGCCACAGCGGGCCCCTTTCGTGTCGCTTGGGGTGACCACCCCGGGGCCCCGGGGTGGACGTTAGAAATGGCTGGTTCAGGCGAGCGAGGTTGCGAAGCGCCACTCGCTGACCACGTCGAACAGCGGCGGGTCGGCGTCGTCGTCGCGCTGCAACGGCAGGGACGTCAACTGCTCGGGCATCGACAGCAGCCGGTCGCCGATCGTCTGACCGCGCAGGTCGAGAACGGCGGCGGTGAGCTTCTGAGAGGCGAAGCGGGCCGCGTCCGGCGTCTGTCCGTAGCAGTGGAACGTGCCGACGACGGAGAAGCCGTCACGGGACGCCAGTGAGCTGTCCTCCACCCGGCCACCGTCGAAGAAAGCCACGATGTAGCGGGTCGTCGCCGTGGCCGGCTTCTTGCCGTCACCGAACGCCACGCCGGCAGCCTCAACCGCCGCCTTGAGCGCCGACACGAGCGGCTGCACCGCCACGGCCAGCGTCACAGCAGGTGCTCCGCGATCCGTGCGATGGCATCCTCGAAGCGGGGCTCCTCGGCGTCAAGCGCCCGCCCAAGGTCGCGGTGCGGCGGGGAGTGGTCGCCACCGCCGCCGTACTCGAGCAGGTTGCCCAGTGCGCCGCCGCGCTTACCCTTGTCGTAGCCGATCTCGGCCTCGACGACCGGGGAGCCGAAACGCTCGCCGTAGTTCGTGTCGTAAGTGATCGCGTCGCCAGCGTGGGCGTTGTGGACCGGCGCCGACTGGCGGACGTTCTTGCGCGCCTCGGTCTTGATGCGCTGCGCGCTCTGCTGCACCGCCACGCGGGAGCCTGCGGCAGCCTTGAGGCCGGACGCGACGAGCGCGGCAGCCAGCGTCTCGGGGGTATCCATCACGACACCTCCGTGCACGCCAGCCGTCGGGCGGTGATGTCGTCGCCGCGGGCCACCTTGCGGATCTCCACCGTGATACCGACCAGCGCCGGATCACGGGACTCCGTGACCGTCAGGCGCTGCCCCTCGATCACCGAATCGACCGCGAACGGGATCGACACGAGGTAGTCGAAGATGAAGACTTCCTCGCCACCGACGGCCATCGCTGAGGCTTGGGTGTCGGCCGGCCGGACGCGGCACGGGCCGAACCACACCGTCTCCTGCGCCTCGGTCACCTCACCCGTGGCCGGGTCGGTGATCGGCTCGCCGGGGGTGAACACGGTGCAGGTCGAGGTCATCATCGACTCGGCCATCGCGCGGCCCATCGCGGCGACCTGAGCGACGTTCACAGGTTCTCGTACAGCGGCAGGTTCATCGTCAGCACCGCACCGCACGAGCAGTACAGGGCGCCGAACCGCAGAGCACAGATGTCGGCGTGCTGCTCCAGCGAGACGCCCACGGTGTCCACCGCGAACGCACCCGAAGGCCCATCCGTCTTGCACAGGGCCTGCAGCTCCTCGACCTCCGACGGCCAGAACAGCGTCCGCCGCTGCTGCCGGTTGTCGAACGAGAAGGAGGCGTCATCCACAGACGCCGTCTGCAGCGCCCCCGAGCCGGCCTCATGCCAGCGCAGGACGACGCCGCGCAGAATCCCCTTGGCGGCCTCAGCGTGCGCGAAGTCGGCCTCGAGGATGCAGGGCGCGACCCGGGCCGCGCGTGCCGTGACGTCGGCGATCATCGCTTCCGCCTTCGCCGCGGGAATCTCGGCGAACGGTGCGAGGTCGTCAGTCGTCAGCGACACGGCGGCCACGGGTCACTCCCTCACTTGCTGTTGGACTTGGCCGGAGCCGACTTCGCCGCAGCCTTCTTCTCGTCGGCCTTGAAGTCCGAGGAGAGGAGGACAGCCGTCTCATCCGAGGCGTTGATCACGACGCCCCGGTAAACGAAGCGCGCCATCACACGTTGTCGACGAGCTTCGCAAAAGCCGTCAGATCCATGAGGGCCCAGCCGTAGACGACCTCCGCCCGCAGCGCGATCTGGTTCTTGCGCTTGAGGTCGCCCTGGCCGTCCGGGTCACCGAACTCGATCTTCTGGATGGGGATGTTGCGCTGAACGCCCCACCGGATCGTCGAGAAGTCGCCGATGATGCCGCGCACCTTGGTGTCCGTGGCCTCCGGGGTGGCGGAGACGGTGGACGACACCGAGGCGTTCAGGCCCTCGAACTGGGTGATGTTCGTGCCGAAGCCCAGGTCCGGGTACTTCTTGCGACCGTCGGAGTAGCGGGCCGTAGCCAGCGTCCAGGCGTACTTCGGGTCGAGGGCGATGCCGTTGGGGATGAACCCGTTGGCGATGACCAGACCCGCAGCAGCCTCGACCTCGGTGTCAGCCGAACCGGCGACCTCGACCGAGGAGGTGGTGTCGGTGACGTTGTCCGTCAGGCCGGAGATGGCCGTGCCGGTCAGCGGGTTGATCGCGTGGTACACGCCCAGGTCGAGGGCGCGGGCCAGCGCGTTGCCGCAGGCGTCACCGACGGTCTGCAGGACACCGATCTGGTAGTCCTCGTCCGCCCACTGGACCTCCTCGTTGAAGCGCAGGGTGACCTGCACCTTCTTCGGGGTGATCGTCTTGGTGCCGAAGCCGACGGACGACGACGCCTTGTCGGCGCCTTCCCCGACGTACTCGGCGCGGGGCCGGGTGTTGAACGTCATCACGGTCACGTCACCGAACTGCATCGGCTCCGAGCCGGAGAGCTGAGCGACAGTCGAGCCGGTGGCGGCCTTCTGCCACATCCCGGCGGCGATGTTCTTGGGGAGGGTGATCCCCGAGGTGGCAAGAACGGCCACGGCCGTCTCCTATCTGGTCAGGAGGCGAACAGCGAGCGGGCGACGTCGCGCTCGTCGTTGTTCACCGAGGGGGAGGACGTGCCCTCGCGGGGCACGTGGTTGCCTTGCTTCTTGGGTGCAGCGACCAAGGCCAGTAGGGCGTCGGCGTCGGTGGACAGCTCGTCCTCGGTGGCGCCGCGGAGCCGATCGACCAGTTCCGCCGGCAGGCCCTTGGAGATGGCGACCTTCTGGCGGAGCGTGGTCTGCTCGAACTCGGCGAGCCGGGCGAGGGCGTCGTTCGCTGTCTTCTGCGCCTTCTCCAGCTCGGAGAGGTTCGCGGCCTCGAGTTCCGCCAGCCGCTGTGCGGCGGTGGCGTTCTCCTTGGCGCGCTTCTCCTGCTCCCGCGCCTTCTGCTTCCAGAAGTCGACCGTCTCGGTCGGCTTCGGCTGCTGGTCGGGGGCGGGCTCCTGGGCGTCCGTTGCGGTCGCGTCAGGGGTTGGCTCGGTCATGCGGGGCTCCCGTTGCGGGAAGTCCGGTCCCGTTGCGGGTCCGGGGGGTCTAGTGGCCGTCCGTGCCCTCGCGGAGGGCGGACAGGATCGCCTTCGGCCGGCCGCTGTCGGCCGCCTGGCGGGCGTTGATGTAGGTCTGCAGCAGCGCGTCCGGGTCGTAGCCGTCCGGGTAGGCGTCGCCAGCCCACATCGGGGTCGGGGTGCAGTCGCAGTCGCCGTGGTACTTGCGGCCCTTGCCGGCCGACTCCGCTGACCGATAGACGGCGCCGCGTGAAGCCAGGACGAGGCAGAAGGCGCAGGTCTTGCCGACCGGCACCCGGGCCCAGCGAGCCTTCGCCGGATCGCGCCCCGAACTGTGCGCGATCGTGTCTCTGCCCGGCTGCAGCGCCAGCTCGTCGGTGACCTGCGACAGGCGCCCGATCGCGGCGTCGGCGTCCGTGTTGCCGAACAGTGGGTCGATCGCCCACCGCGCCCGCGAACGGACCACATCAGCGTCGACCGGCTCGGCCATCTCCGCGACGAACCCGCCGGCCACGCCAGCCTGCTCCCGCAGCGAGTCGTAGAAGTCGGCCGCCGTAGCCGCCGCGATCTCCCCGTACTGCGCCACCAGCAGCGGCAGGAACTCCTCGAGCGCCGCCCGGACCCTCAGTGGGTCAGTCGGGTCCAGCTGCCGCCAGAGCCGTTCGAGGTCCCTCAGAGCCAGCGTGCGGATGCCACGGTTCGCCTGAGCGAAAGCCTCGACCTCAGCCCTCGACGGCATCGGGCACCGGCACTGGCACTGACTGGGCCGCAGCCTGCGTCAGCGTCACCAGCGTCGCCCGAGCCTGCGCCCGGCGACGGTCGGCCATCGCCCGGCGAACCTGCTGCTCACCCAGCCCCAGCAGCTCTAGCCCGACCTCGGTTTCGGCCAGCCACGGGATCGCCGCCAACTGCTTCATGCCAGCGTCGGCCTCAGCAGCGCGAGAAAGGAAGCGCGGATTACGCCACTGCGGCTCGATCGAACCCCACTCAGCGGGGATCGCATCGAAGCCGTTCTGAATCGCCAGCGCCCGCGTGACCGTGCGCCGGATCGGCACCGACCAGTCGTCGTTAGCGCCCTCAGCCTCAGCGATCAGCTCATGCTGCGAGGCGTCGTAAGCCTCGGCGCTGGTCGGGTTCGCCATGTCCGTGATCGCCGTTGCCGAGTCCGGCAGCGACGCCTCACGGGCGACCGCCTTGGCGAGGAAGTTCAGGTGCGCTAGGTGTGGCGTCGGGTCCTCGGCCGAGAACTGCTTGATGTCGGCGCGCGGGTTCTCGGCGTCGTCGTCGTCCGGGATGCCGAACACGCGACCCATGACGATCTGCCAGGACTGCTTCGGGCTGCCGTCCGCGTTCTTGAAGATCGACTCGTCGGCGCCGAGCATCACCAGCTTGGTGATCGCGTAGATGTCCATGTGCGCCTCGAGCCGCACCAGGGCGCGCATCGCCTGGTCGGTCCACGACATGACCGGCCGGGTGATCCGCGACGAACCCAGGCGCCGCGACGACCGGGGCTTGTAGATCAGCGCGTCAGCGGGAACGCCCCACGGATGCTCGGTGCGCTCGGCCGACCAACGGCCGGCGCCCTTCTCGGCGGTGATCGTCACGCCGTCGAGGTACAACGCCAGGCCGTTCGGGTCGCCGTTCTCGTCCCGCGAAGTGATCGACAGCAGGTTGTCGAGCCGACGGGCCCGGTTGTTCCACTGCCCGGTCGCGTTCAGGGCGTCCTTGGCGTGCACCAGCGCCATCGGCTCGTCATCGACGCCGCGGGTCGTGATGAGGAACGACACCCCATGCAGCAGCGAGTCCGTGCGCCCCTGAGCCAGCTCGGACAGCAGGAAGTTGCTGTCGGCCAGCTCCTGCATCCCCAGCGACCCGAGGTCGCCCTCGGGCCACACGAAGCGGTCCACCTTCGACCGGCGGGCCAGCGCATCGACAGCCTTCGCCGGCCACCCCAGCACGAGGGCCAGCTTCTGGTACTGCGCGGGAACGGTGGTCCCGACCTGCCGCACCATGCGCTTGCTGTCGTAGTAGGCCGACCGGACAAGGTTGCGCTGCGTCTTGCCGTTCAGGTCATCGAGCAACAGTCCGAGTGTGCGATTCTCGTCGTCCGAGACGCCGGGAAGGGTGATCTTGTCTGTCACAGGATCACTGCCACCCTTCGTTCGCCGACTGCACGACCACGCCCCCGACCGGGACGCTTGACTGCTGACGCCTGCGCCCCCCAAAGGGCGAGCGTGCAGGCCACCAGCGCCGTGATGTCCAGCGCCGAGTTCTTGCGGTTCCAGGCCCAGGCGTCCTGTAGGGGACGCTTCCGGGCAGCTCCGAGCGCCGCGTTCAACTGCGGCTGGTCGATGTGGTGCAGCCAGCCCTCGACCGCACCGTCAAAGAACGACCCGCACGCCTGCGCCATCTCGCGCGGGCCGGTCGTCGTCACCTTGATCTTCCTCTTCGACAACTCGTCGATCAGCGACGCGGCCGGAGAGGCACCGTCGATGACCACGGCGCGGATCGCGTTCGCCTCACAGCGGCGGACGATGTGCTGCAGCAGCCAGCCGACGCCGTTGCGCTGCTCGTCGAGTTCGATGTGCCACTCACCGTCCGGGCGCTGGCCGGCGAAAGCCACCGACGACACCGAACGGTCCGGGCTCACGTCAACGGCAAGGGCGAAACGATCCGTGGCGACAGAGGTCTCGTCGGCGCAGTCGAACCACGCCCCAGACGAGATGACACGATCCGACCCGGCCTCTTCCCACATGCCGAGCCGTTCACGGGCGAAGCCGTCGTCAGAGAACCGCGCACGCTCACCCTCGATCACGTCGAACTGCAGCCGCGTGCCCAGCGCCGGGTTCGCCGAGTGCCAGTTCCGCTGGTCGTCGAGGTCCAAGGCGTCGCCCGGCTCACACGACCACTCATGCCAGGCCAGCCGCTTCGACTTGCCCTCAAGCGCCTCAGCCCGCACGCGGGTGAACACCTCGCCGTTGGCCTTCGGGCCGGGCGGCGTCCCCGTGAAGATCCACTGCGGATTCCCGGACGGAGCAGCCGAGGTGGTCGGCATCAACGCCTCGAGGGCGTCCTCCGACATCTCCTGCGCCTCGTCCATCACCAGCACGTCGACCGTGAAGCCACGGCCGGAGTTCTTAGAGCGGGCCACCAGTTCGACGGAGCCGCCGTTCTTGAGAATCACGGCCTCCTGGCCGTTCACCCGGCGAATGTCGGTCACAAGCTCGTTCAGCTCCGGGTACAGCGCGCCCGGGTCGTTGGCCTGCTGGCCGAAGAAGTGCATCAGCCGGCGGAAGTGCTTCTGTGCCGTCTTCACCTCGTGCGCCGTGTGCAGGATCCGCTCACCGCGGCCCACCATGCCGAACAGCTCACGCACCTCGAGCAGCGCGTTCTTGCCGTTCTGCCTGGGAACGCTCAACCCGCAGGTGAGGCTTGTCCATTGGCCCTTCGACTCGGCCAGCCAGTCATCGAGCACGAACCGCTGCCAGTCGTCCGGCGCCAACCCGTACTCGCCGGCCAGATCGGCAGCCAGATCCCCGAAGGTCTTCGAGCGCCTAGGGGCGACGTGAACCCGAGGAGGCTGCCGAACGCTCACGCAGCTTCTCCTCGAATCGGCTCAGACCAGTCTTCGGCGCCTCGACCTTGACCCCGCCGCCGAGTTCGTCGATCTGCGCCAGCACATCCATCAGCCGCTGCGACAGGGAAGCCACATCGCGCATCGACGTGCACTCGTCCAGATCGGCCGCCAGACGCTCCCTGAGCGCCCGCAGAGCCGTAATCCGGTCCCCGGTAGCCGCTGCCTCAGACAGGCTCACAGCGGGCCTCCCAGCGACGACCAGTAACAGCGATGAACCGAGCCCGCGAGTAGAACTCGACGCCCGGTCGCTTGGTGCCAGGGCGCTCGGGGGCACGAACAAAGGCGTGCAGTCCGTCGCCGGACATGCTCACCTCGATGTAAAACGAGCTGAGGCGCCGCAGCACCTCGGCAGCTTCCGCCCCAACCAGTCGCCCATCAGCCAGGCAGTGGTCGAAGTCGTAGCAGGCCAGTCCGCCACCGAGCATCACGCCCAACCCGTTGCCGACGGTCGAACGCTTCACCTTGGCGAAGGTTGACCAGCTCTCCGGGTCCGTCGAGGACGCCGGGGCGCCTGTCGTGGTGATCGGCCGCTTGCCGTCCCGACGGGTCCAGCGATCCAGTTGCCGCATCTCGGCCGGGATCGTCTCGCGGTCGCGCGCCCGGTGTGCAGCGACCCGGCAGCGCGTCGAGCAGTACGTGGGGATGCGGCCACGCGCCGGCATCCGCATCGTCTCGCCGCAGGGGCAGGTCAGGAGCACTCGGCCAGTCTAGCGCAGTTGTAACGATAAGACGGTCTGACCTGCACGATTCCTCGTGTTCAGCAATCCTCCGGCCAGGAGGCCACCGGAGCGGCCCGCCTAGCTGGCGACCTGCTCTCAGGGCTTGCAGTCCCTCCGAGAGCGCCTCAGGGCAACCACGGAGCCGCCCTCGATGTGGCAAGGGGTTCGGGAGGGGGATTGGTCCTAGCCGGTGAGGTAACCAGACGCGCGGGGCACGGGGGCGTCCCCCACCCCTTCGTCAGTCGAGCGAACCGGACCGCCGAACGATCGGCGCGAAGTCACGGTCACCCTTGATCAAGTTGCACCGCTTACCCCGGCTGTTCGGCACGTTGGTATGTGCCGGCCGAAGGTTGCTCGGGTGCTCAGTGCCGCCCTTTATGAGTGGCACCACATGGTCAACACCATCGGCACCGTGCTCGCCGCAGATGTGGCAGACGTCGGAGGCGCGGAGGATGCGGGCGTTGCGTTCGGCTCGGGCTCGACCGCGGATGCGCTCGGTCATCAGCGCGCCGCGTACCTGCGCTCGAGCAGCCGGTTGACCCGCGCCTCGGCGTACACCGCAGCCCGTTGCGTGTCTGCGTTGGGCGAGTGGTCGAAGTCCTGCCGCGCGTCGAGCAGTTCGAGCCACGCCTCAGCGATGTCCTTGTCGATGCCAGCGAGGGGCGTCAGCGTCTCAGCCATGTCGTCCCCTCACCACGCTCACGACGGCACCGAGCAGGGCGCCGATCAGGTAGCAGATTGCGACGAAGCGTGCGGCCTCACGGTGGGCGTACGACATCGCCGCTCCCCGCTTCAACAGGTTTAGCGCGGTTTATCGCCAGGAGGTAAATCCCGGAGATCGGTGCCGGGCCAGCCGTCCCATCACGCACGCACCAGGCGTCGGCCAAGGGACGGGCCGTGGAATGCGCGAGAGCCCCGACCGATTGGGCCGGGGCTCTCGTCTGAACTTGGGGTCGCCTCGTCAGCGACACCTCGCATACTCAGGCATCAGGTCACCCTCTGTCAACTAGCACGCACATCGTGTCGCGCCGTGTCGTCTCGCAGCACGTCGAGCAGATCACCGAGACGCAACCGCTTGACCCCATCGTGCGATGGGCGTACTGCGATGCGCTTGCGGTCGAGGTAGTTGCGGATCCGCTGGTGCCCGACCTTGATGCCGCCGACCTCGCCGACGTACTGCGACGCCTCGCGCGGGGTGACGATCATGTCGGCAGCCCGCAGCAGCAGCCACGCCCGACGCTCGGCCACGTTGTGGGTGACCTCGCACTGTGTGCACGTGGCCTGATGTGCACCGGCTCGAGCCCACACCTCGGCATGGCAGGTGAGGCCGTCCTCCTCGTACATGCACTGGCCGAGGTACTCGCGCTCCTGCATCCGGTCGATGGCCCGGTACGCAGCCCGGACCACATGCCCGATGCCGGTCACGATCTCGGCCGCCTTCGGGTGCCGGCGGATGGCGGTGATGTCGTCGCCCCACAGCGCCAGCTCGACCAGCAGGGAGTCGCGGACGGCGACCACGCCCCAGTTGATGGGCGACTTCTCGTGCGCGCTTCCCTTGCCTGCCTTGCCGCCAGTCGCCACCCTTGCCTGCTTGCTGACCGCGACGTTGAGCTGGTCGATGAGCTGAGGCACGGCGGCGAGCATCGTCTCGACGGCGGCGGTGTCGTCGTGGCAGAGCAGCCCCTCGGGCTGGTGGCATCCGCAGGACGGGCAGATCATCGCGCTACTCACTGTTCGGTCCCCGTTCGGTAGCGAAACGCACGTACTTGACCTGATCCAAATCCTTTGGATCGGTAGGCCAATACACGGGCAGCCCACGCTTGACCCGGTCGAGGATCTGCTGCACGTCACGGGGAGGCCAGCCCACGTGGTAGTGCGTGCGCTCGTCGCTCACGCCTTGCGCCCGACCGGAACGGCCGCCTCGCCACCGGACTGGAACAGGATCGAGTCGAGGTCGGCTGGCGTGATGTAGCCGTTTCCGTTGGCGCCGTAGGACTTCGACCAGGAGTTGCGCCAGCGGTAGAACGGGCCCGCTCCTCGGTAGTTCGGCGAGTATCCGGTGATGACGAGGCAGTGGCCGCCGACGACATCCCCGGCCACGTTCACGCCACCGTAGCTGTCCGTGTCGTACATCCCCGAGCGCCATTCCACGCCGATGACGACGGGCCCGGTCTGCAGCGCGGCCCGCAGCTCCGAGAGATTGAACGCCCAGTTGAAGCCGCTGATCCAGCCGCGCTCGCGGGCGACCAACATGCCGGCCCGGACGCTGGTGCCGTTCTCGCGGGACACACCCTCGAACTCGTCGATCTGGGCGCAGCGGTCGAACACCGCCACGGCGAGCTGGTGGCCCGCCTCGGCGTTGGCGACCCGCCCACGAACGGGGGAGGCGAGGTATTCACCGACGACTCCGTGGCCGACACAGGTCCCTTCTTGCCCCTGATCGAGAACCGTTCCGCCGGTCCACCAAATTGCCTGCTGGGTCAGATCGGCACCAGGGGCGGCCACCCGGTACTGCTTATTGCGCGGGTCAAGCCTTGGCACATAGTCGAGGATTCGGTTCGGCATGTCGCACCTTTTCTGTCGTACCGGCGTAGTAATTTACTGGTGTGCCTAGTGGACGGCGAGCAACGCCGAAGCAAATGACGTGCGGGGACTGTGGCAAGGAATTCGAGACGTGGGCGAACCAGCCCGAGCGCTATTGCTCTCCTTCCTGCAAGGGGCGAGCGGCCAGGTTGAGGCGGCCGAAGGACTACAAGAAGACGCAGGACAAGATCTGCCCACAATGCGGCGAGGCGTTTCGCGGACAACCGTCCTCCACCTACTGCAGCCGGTCATGCGTTTCCGTCGGGTCGTGGGCCAACGGGCGCCGCAAGGCGCGCCCCAAGACGCACGATCGGGTCAACTACCGACTGGTGAAGGACTACGGCATCACGCGGGCCGAATACGACGACATGCTTGAGGCTCAGGGCGGAGGATGTGCAATCTGCGGAGCCCCGATGCGCGACTCGACCCGTATGCGGCTGTGCGTCGACCACTGCCACAACACCGGCAAAGTGCGCGGCCTGTTGTGCGGGCACTGCAATCGAGGGCTCGGCTCGTTCGGTGACTCCCTCGCAATGCTGGACAAGGCGCGCGCCTACCTGCTGGCCTACCAGTAGGCCCCGGGCTGCTCGCATCATTTCCCCCGCACATAGGCCGGCCAACCGGCACCGCCATTGCCTTCGGTCATGAGCCACTGGCTAGCCGAGTTCCCGTCGGCGTCGAGCAGGTCGCCCATGAGTCGGTCCCAGCCGCCGCTTTCGAAGCAGACGACGCGCAGCGGGGCGGTGCGCTCGAAGATCCACGCGGCCAGGTCGTCGTGCGCCTGCTTGTAGCCCGCCTCGCCCCGCTCTGGCGTGTCGACCCACGTCAGCCGGATGGGCACGCCGCGCGGGTCTTCGTCGGTGATCCGGTAGGTGCGCCCGTCGAGTTCGATCACCCGGGAGCGCCGCAGTCGCACGGTGTCTCCGTCCGTGACGCTGACGACGGTCTCCACTCGCCACTCGGTTCCTTCGTGCGGGCTCCACGCCACGTCAGACCCCATCGCCAGCCCCCCCAGCCTCGCCCTGACGCTCTGTCGCTGCCGGATCGCTATCCGTGGACCCCCTGGCTACTCCGAGGGTTAGACGGAGGGTTGGGCACGGGTTCCGCGCGCCGTCCTCGTAGCAGTAGCCCTCATCCAAGACGGAGTGGAGCGCCGCCACCCGCGCGACCACCGCCCGCAGCGCAGCCACCTCGGCCCGCAGGTCGCTCACGTACTGATTCGGGCTCATGCCGCGCTCCTCCGCTTGTGTTGCACTTCGATCCGCACCCGTCCGGTGCAGGCCATGTCGATCGCCTCGGTCTTGTCTGCGGCCTGCATCCATCGCACGAGCCGGTGGACGGTGGTCTGCACGTTGCTGACGCTCATGTCCAGCTCGGCGCCGATCTGCTTGTAGCGGTGCCCGGCCTTGAGGTGTTCGAGCACGACCGCCTCCCGTGGCGACAGGGTGACGATCCGAACGCCGTCTGCGGTGGTGCGCGGCCCGGTCGCTGCGGGCTTCGGTGGGGCGTCTCGGCGGGCCAGTCGCGCCTCGAGCTGCC